TGCGAACGACTGCAAGGATTCCCCGATGGCTTCACAGATATTAAAGAAAAAACACCTGATAGTCACCGATACAAAGCATTAGGTAACTCGATGGCAGTCCCTGTAATGAAGTGGATAGGGAAAAGAATACAAGACATAAACTTTATGGGGGTGGTGAAATGAGTGATGACTTTGAAGATGATGTGACCTATTGTGTGTATTGCTATAACGAAGTAGCAGAATGGCAACAAGTAAGAGGGTGTTGTGGCGAGATACATTTTGCAACAGGAAAAGAATTAAACGACCGAGAAAAAGAACTAGATGAAATAGATAGACAAATGGTAAGGGGTTTGGGTATAGTATATGACCCACCTATGAGTGAGACCGATCAATATTTATTACGAAAAGAAAGAGAAGAGGAACACAAGAGCTATGACTACTAAAATAAAACAACAAACCACAGGTGATAACGACTCAATAGAAGATGTCATCATAGCAATGGGCAGAGTAAAGACAGAAGATGGATTGTTGTTAGGATATAAAGAGGCATGGAAAGAAGTTAAATTAGCAATGAAAATACACGAGGAGAATATATAAATGAGTATAGACATGAGAGTGCCGAGTATTAACGAGATGAGAGAGTTTGTTGGTGAGTATTTGAAAGCAAGAGCATCGTTAATAAACCAAGAAGACTTTGATGACGAAGATATTAAAGAGATGTATGACGAAGTGAATAGTAAGTATAGGGAGTAATCATGACACAACATCAGAAGAACGAAGAAAAGAAACGCAAGTTTGAAGAAGACATTATAGAAGTAGCAGTAGCAGAGTATTATCATTATGTCGATGAGCATAAGAGAACGAGGTCAGAGAAAGATGCAAAGATGTTCTATGACGCTATGCGACTAGGTATTGTAAAGGGCATTAACTATGCCACCAATCAGTATGTGCAATCACTAAAAAACTTTGAAGAACAAAAATAACAGGAGAAACAAGATGAAAATAAAACCAATATATAAGAACTACGAAAGAGAAATATACATGAGCGAATACATTACGATACCAAGAGATCGATATAGAAGATTAATTGTAAGTGAAGTTATAAGTTGGGGCATATCGACTTTCTTACTACTCGTCATGGTGTTGAGATGATTACAACCAAAGAAGATGTGTTAGTAGAAGCTATGGTCAGAGCGGTTGTGTCACCAAGTGATGAAGAAGCAGAAGAGGCACACAAGTTAGTGTTAGAGATTGCTAGGAACATGAAGTTAGATAAAGTGAAAGAGTGTCAGCTGACCGCGTTAAGACTCATTAAACAAAAGCAACAATTAGATCAGATCATAGACAGAGTGATGAACAAAGACAAAATACACTAGGGGGACATATGAAAAAGTTTAGCGTAGTAATGGAAGTAGCCATAGAAGATAAAGAATATGATGACGCGGTTAAAGATGGTCGTGAGCCATCGGACTTTGTGAACGCAGTCTTAACAGATAGACCTCGCGATTTAGGGTTTGTAATTAAGTCATCAGTGTTAGAAATTGAACATAGTCTATTTGATCGACAAAAAAAATACGCAGATCACTTGGTTCAAGCTGACGCATACAACGATTTAGAACAAGAGATTATTAGCCGTGCGTGTATCGGCGGTGTGTGTGAAGACTGATGGTAGATATAATTAGGTTTATAGGTGTAGTGTGGATTGTATATATTTTATTTAAAACATGGTTAAGAAAAGGAGACTAGATTGTGGAGAGAGACTACGAGCAGTATGTAGATGACGAGGTATCAAGCATTCAGTGGGAAGAAACAATCAAACTACAAGAGATGTTTGAGGATAGTGCATTACAGGACGCCGTGGCTTACGCACGGACGGTAAACAACGGATCAAAACGTTTTAAAAAAGAGAACAATCATTCTACAAAGGAGAACAATGATGGAGCAGAAAGAACTATATCAACAAAATAACGCAGACTTACGCGAGCATTGGGGTAATCTTGCAAGTAATTTCTTGGTAGGTAAAACAATCCGTCGTGTGCGATATTTAAATGATCAAGAGCGTGATGATATTGGTTGGGACAAGTCAGCATTAGTTATTGAGTTTACTGATGGTCATTGGATTATTCCGATGCGTGATAATGAGGGCAACGATGCGGGTAGTTTATGGACATCAAGCCAATCTAAACTCAAGGTGATACCCACCATATGACACCCGAAGCCAAAGTAAAGAAGCAAGTTAAAAAGATATTAGATGATCTTGGTGCATATCACTTTTCACCATTAACTGCGGGATTTGGTAGGAGTGGTGTGCCGGACATCATCGCTTGTTACAAAGGGAGGTTCATTGGTATTGAATGTAAGGCCGGAAAGAACGAACCTACGTTGTTGCAAAAACACAACATACGCGAGATACAACGCAATCAGGGCTTGGCAATCGTGATAAATGAAGGTAATATGGAGTCACTATTGGCTCTAGTAAAGGAGATTCAATGACGAAAAAGCAAATCGATATGGTGAACAAACCACCACATTACACTCAAGAACCCATCGAGTGCATAGACGTAATTAAAATCATGACCAAACATCTAACGGGAATTGAAGCTTTCACGTTAGGCAATCACATCAAATATCTTTGGCGAGAACACCTCAAGAATGGCGATGAGGACATCAATAAAGCCGATTGGTATTGGATCAAATATAAACAAGAGCGTACGCTCAGGAAATCCAAACAAAAATAATTTAATCCCTTAAACAAGGAGGTCATATGCTAGAACAAGCATTGTTATGCCTAGCCACAACCATTTACATGGAGTCGGCGCATGAACCAAAAGAAGCACAGATTGCAGTAGGATATGTATTGATGCGACGTGCCGAGTTTGAACATAAAAATGTATGCTACCAAATGAAACGTCCCGCACAATTTAGTTGGTATGGTATAGTTAAACCTCCGTCGGTAATTCGACAGGAATATAAAGACATAGCATACAAAGTATTACATAGATTAGAAGTAGATTATAGTTATGGGGCAACACATTTCCATGACACAACAATTAAAAAGCCTAGATCATGGGCAGGACTACAACCCGTAGTCAAATGGTCGAACTTAATATTTTATAAACGAGGCAATGAAAAATATGCAACTAACCCTTAAAGAACCGTACGCATGGGTGACGGAAGAATTTGATATAAATGGTAAGCTTGTATGGTCATCGATCACGCAGTTTAAACCAAAAGAATTATCGTGGATAAGAGATTTACCCACCAAAAAACATTACCTAACGATCACACCATTATATAAGTGTGAAGAAAAAGCAGAAAAAATTACAGGAGTGAAAAGCTATCGTGAATCTACGCAACGTCTTATTGATGCTTACAACGGTCTTTAATTTAGGGTGTGCATCTGTGGCTACAAGTGTGGCTACGCAAACTGGGGTGCAGTATGCAGGGGAACAGTATTTAATATCACAAAGTAAACCTGTGATTAAATGCAACGTGATTAATGTAATCAAAGGTAATAAAGTGTGTCGAGTAAGTAAAACATATTTAATAAGGAGAGGGTAATGGATAAATTAATTATGGGTATTATTATTGTAGTATCAATAATGACAGGGTATGGGTTAGGTGCATATAACCACATGCAAAAGAAATACAAGATGAATTTAAAATGTATACAAGGTGAACTCTATGAAGAAGTAAGAACCAATATGTTTGTGAAGTCACACCTTGAATGCTTTGAACAAAGGAGTTTTTAATATGGACGGCGTAACAATCGGGCTTGCAATATATTTGGCATTGTGGATTGGGTTATATAAAGATGATATAAAAAAAGACTTAGGTATAGATAAACCTAAAGTAGAACAAACGGAGACCAAAGATGGTAACGCAAAAAATAATTAAAAGTTTATTGGTAGGGTTAGTAATTTCAATCTGCACAACGCATGTGCAAGCAGAGCCGAAGATGTTTAGAGATGATAAAGGTAGGTGGCTTAACTCTGAAGGGGGAAACATATATGGGGATTCTCGATTTAATATAGATGCAGACCCAAGATTTAATTTAAATGCAGACCCACGATTCAATCCTTACGCAGACCCAAGATTTAACATAGATGCAGACCCAAGATTTAATATAGAAGCTAACCCTAATTTTAGTATAGATGGTGATAAAAGATACCAATAAGGAGAATAACATGGCAAAGCCATACATTAAAGTAGTAAGCATTAAAGATACCAAAGATGGTGATTGCAAATTAACACTAGATATGAACCAAGCAAGCAGAGAAATTATATTGCGAGCAGGGATTCATAAGGTACTATCAGATTACACAGTAGCAAACTCAAAGAAACTATCATTTTGGAATAAGCTACAAATCTGTTGGAGTATATTGATATGATTGTGTTAAGACCTTCTAGAATTAATGGGAATCTATTGTTAAAACGTTTTCATAAAATGCGTGGGTTAGATAAACGTAAACGAATTGACCAAGAGATAAGGAGGTTAAGAAAAATGTGGTGGCATTTTAAAACGAGGTGGACAGATGATACCGTTTAGCTATGCAGTAGTAGATGACGAAGGCGAGGTTATACGCAAACATCGTTGGTCTGTCAAGGAAGCAAAGTGGTTTACAGATAACAACCCACATGTTAAGGTAGTGAAACTAGATAAACCAATGGAAGTTAAAGAAGACTTATTTAAATTAGTAGGGGAGTGTGTGTTTTAATGAGTAGACATAAAGCAAATACAGATGAAGAACTTATTGTAATCGTAAATAAGTATATGGAAGACTGCCCCAATGCAGGGAGAAATCAAGTTATATTAAATAGTCATGGTAACCACCAACGTATAAGAGAACTAGATAAGCAAGGTTTAATTAGTTTACCAAAAGCACAACCTAGAGGTGGGGTGTGGCGTAAGTATTTTTATATACAATCAAGAGATAAAGAATTTGTTAGATGAATGATGATGCTGACGTAGCTAATGATTTAATGCAACACGCTATCGATGTCGGGATAAGGAATGCGCATGATAAAATCAAAAAATCTTCTAATCAAACAGGGAAATGTATATGGTGTGAGAATCCAATCAAAGATGACAGACGTTGGTGTTCAATTGAGTGCCGAAATGAATTTGAGAAATACGCAAAATAACAAAAACCAAAGGAGAAAGATTGTGCGAAACGCAAATTTAAATAACTTTGATCCAACCGCAAGACAAGCCATAAGAGAATTTGAAGCATGGCAAATGAAAATATTTGCAAAGAACGCAAAGAAAGGGTGGCGATTCTTTCAACCCGACGCGTTCGACAAACCTACACCACGTTCATCTTATGAAGCGTTTGGTGAACAATATGAAAGCGATGACACAGACAAGAAAGAAAAACGTAACGAAAAAATAATGGTTGCAGTTGTAGTAGTTATCCTGCTATTATTATCAACCTTATAAAGAATATGGGCGAAAGCACTTTTTATATGTTTAAATTCGTGATGGTATTTTTGCATTTATATTAACCGCGAGTAGCCCACCAATTAAAACAAACATAGGAACCCTATGCAATTAGTCACACTAGATTTTGAGACCTACTACGACGTAGGTTTTTCATTATCAAACCTAACCACAGAGGAATATATACGAGATGAAAGATTCCAAGTTATTGGCGTTGGTATTAAAATTGAGGAAGGCGAGACGAAGTGGTACTCAGGCAACGAAGTCAACGAAGCTCTCCACAATATCGATTGGAAAAACTCCGCTCTCCTCTGTCATAACACTCAGTTTGACGGTGCTATATTGTCTTTCCGTTATGGTATTATTCCTAGTTTATATCTTGACACTCTTGGTATGGCTCGTGCTATACATGGCGTCGATGCGGGTGGAAGCCTTGCATTCTTGGTTGAGAAGTATTCTCTTGGCGTTAAAGGCACCGAAGTAGTCCAAGCCAAAGGCAAAAGACTAGAACATTTTACCGAGTCAGACCTATTACAATATGGTGAGTATTGCAAGAACGACGTTGAACTCACGTATAAACTTTTTGAAGTCCTAGCACCAAACTTTCCCGAAGAAGAAATAAAACTGATTGACATGACCTTGCGTATGTACACCGAGCCTACACTTGAATTAGATGATGCCCTCCTACAAGCTAGGTTAGAAGAAGTCCAACAAGAGAAGTCTCAGTTATTACAAGGCCTTATGGTAAAACTTGAGTGTGATACAGAAGAGTGCGTGCGAGGAAAGCTAGCCTCTAATAAACAGTTTGCTGAGATACTACAAGAGTTTGGAGTTAAAGTCCCTACAAAGATAAGCCCAGCGACGGGCAAAGAAACATTTGCATTAGCGAAGGGTGACCAAGGCTTTTTAGATTTATGTGATCACGAAGATCCATTCATTCAAGAACTTTGTCGCGTGAGGTTGGGTACTAAAAGTACCATAGAAGAATCTCGTATTGAAAGATTTCTAAGTATTGGAGGTCGTAACAAAGGTAAGCTTCCTATTCCGTTAAAGTATTATGGCGCACACACAGGACGATGGGCGGGGTCAGATAAGGTTAACTTCCAAAATTTACCGGCTAGGGATAAGAAAAAGAAAGCATTAAAGAACGCAGTCATAGCACCACAAGGTCATAAAGTCATTAACTGTGACTCATCTCAGATTGAAGCCCGCGTATTAGTATGGGTAGCAGGACAGAACGATGTCTTAGATTGGTATAAGGAAGGCCGTGATGTTTATTGTGAGTTTGCTACTAAAGTTTATGGTAAGACAATCACTAAAGAAGATAAGACAGAACGTGCAGTAGGCAAGACATGCATCCTCGGATTGGGGTACGGCACAGGTTGGGCTAAATTACAAAGCACATTAAAGCTTGCGGCCGGTGTAGAGTTTGATGATCAAGAATGTAAAAGACTTGTAGGTGTGTATCGAGAAGTTAATGATAAGGTGATTCAGTTATGGGGTGCATGTGATAACGCACTACAAGATATAGCTAACTGGTCAAAAGGAAAAGAACCCTATCACTTAGGCCCGACTAAAGCTTTACTTGTAACACCAAAAGGCATACAATTACCGAACGGTTTGTATCTACAATATCCAGGTCTTACATGGGATACTTCAGAATCCAAGTCTAAATTTGTTTACAAGTCTAGACAAGGTTTTAATAGCATTTGGGGTGGATCTGTCGTAGAGAATGTAATCCAAGCACTAGCCCGCATTATTGTGGGACAACAGATGCTAGAGATTAATAAAAAATATAGACCTGTTTTAACCGTTCATGACGCAGTAGTCTGTGTTGTCCCGGAAAATGATGTAGAGACCTCTCTCCTCTATATCACGGACACTATGTCCACTCCTCCCACCTGGGCAACCGGGCTACCTGTGGCATGTGAAGCTAACTATGGTGATAGCTATGGCGATTGTTGATGAAGAGCATATATTAACTGGATATAATCCTATTTCATTGATGGGTATGATGGATGTTTACCCTAGTACTAAAGATGCCGTGCAAGAAGCTAAAGTCAAAGATGCCGTATTAAAATCTTTTAGCGATTTTGTTAGATTAGGTAGCGCGAATAAATGTATATCATCTAAAAAGAACGCTGGACCTGAATTAGCGGAATGTATATTAGAATATCCTAAAATAATTCTTGAGCCTCATTACACTCAAGATGTAAAAACTATGGCAGAAGCATTTAAAGAAGTAGCTGCTATTAGATTACCTTTTCCCAAGATGACTGTTATTTCAGGGGAAATGGTAAATATAGATTTTAATAATGACTCCGGAATAACACAAGCTGCACCTCATGAGAACCAAAACGGGTCTGTTAACATGTTATATTGTTATTTTTTATCTGAAGTTATAGACGGCATAGAGATAAAAGTATTATTAGGAAAGCCCAATCAAAAAGATAATATTTATATTGATACTGCAAAAATTATTCACGATGGAAATGAATTAAGATTTAAATTATCTGATAAAGTTTATGACCCAAATAGTAGATTAATAATTGAAAAAGAAAAATACATGCCTAGTTATGTTCATTCAGCAATTACTGCTATTTATATGATGACACTAAGTAAAAATAGTTTTTATATGTCAGTACCAACATCTGAAGAAATTAGGGCCAATAGAAAGCGAATTAGCAAAGGCAAAAAACCTTTGATCGAATTTAAAATGGCGGTCATTGAAGGCAAGAAAGCAATCATCTCATCAACGCCCCATGGTACTCATGCTTCACCTCGTTTACATTGGAGACGTGGCCATTGGAGAAGAACTCCTAAATCTGGCAAACAAATTTGGATTGCCCCAATGGAAGTAGGCGACGAAGATAATGGTAAAATAATAAAAACCTACGCAATAGGTAAATATAGTTTATTGGAGGCAAGATGAAAAACACCGCGCAGAATAATATAACAGAAGCATGGATAATATCTAAACCTAATAACGAAATGTTTGAAAATAACTTTGATTTAATTTTTGGTAAGAAAAAGAAAAGTGATGATGTATCTCCACACTTACATGAATATCAACTTAATAAATCAACAGGCGAAGTAGAAAAGGTAGAAGATGGCACAATCACAAATACACAAGAGTAAGCGTCATAATAATCCTATGAAAACTAGGAATGATAGACCCAAGTATAAAGCATTTACTATTAAACAATTAGAAGAAGCGTTAGTTAAAGCTGAAAAAGGTAAAAAGCGTACAAAGATTGAGACTGAACTCGTCAGAAAAATAAATAATGTCTGAGTTTAGCTGGTCATACTCCTCTCTCAAGCAATATCAAAACTGCCCCAGGCAATACTACGAAATTAAGGTTGCACAAAATTATACAATCATTCCATCGGAGCAAATGAAATATGGAACAGAAGTACATAAAGCTTTGGAAGACTATGTTAAAAATGGTACGGAACTTACAGTTAATTATCTTAGGTTTAAACCTGCAGTGGATTCTCTTAAGCAAATACCCGGCGATAAATATCCCGAATATGAAATGGCTTTATATGAAGACCGTACGCCGTGCGATTTCACTGATGATAACCGTTGGGTGCGCGGCATTGTTGATTTACTTATTGTTGATAATGATTACGCTTTCATCGTGGATTATAAGACTGGCTCTCATAAGTATCCCGACCCTAACCAGTTAAGACTGATGGCACTTATGACGTTTGCACATTTTCCAAATGTCAATAAAATTAAAGCGGGTTTATTATTTGTAATGCACAATGTATTTATCACAGAAGAGTACGAACGTAAAGACATAGATAAATCATGGGAGAAGTTTACAGGCCCATTGACAAGACTAACTAATTCCTATACTGACGATTCATGGCCACCAAACCCTACGCCTTTATGTAGATTTTGTCCAGTAAAAACCTGTGAATTTAATTGGGCATGAAACGCGAAACAAAAAAAATAGTAAAATATTAGTTGACACATAGTTAAGCTCGTAGTATTATAACTAGATGGAAATTATTGAGAACACAGCTGTAAAGCTGACCGTGCCGGAACATATTGCTCCGCATATAACAAGCAATATAGAAAAGTCTGAAGTCATATCACGCAACGGTAATCTTACCGAGATGGTGGTTTATTGGGATGTGCCAGA